CGAAGAGGCCAACGTACTACTCGAAGGCGCGGCTAAGCGCTTATGCACGTATATGTTGCAGGCCGCTGTCCCGCATTCCGTCATCGAAACGACCTTGGACATAATGGCCGAAGCATACGAGGCGCGGTTGCGAGTATTGGACGCGGCTTCGGTACAGGTCGCGGGCCATGCCTAAAGCAATTAATTGCATGGGAAGCGTAGCGGATTAAAAGTAAGGCCGGCAAGAGACGCCAATCTCTGCCGGCCTGAAATGTTTTTGACACCTACCACAGCGTCACGGCTCTTATAAGGCCGCACGGCGCGCAACGCAAGGAAAAAGCGCCGTGGAACATACGCCAAAAGTCAATCTGAACATTCCGGGAGCGCTCGCCATCTGTCGGGATCAAGTAGGCGGGAGCTTGCACGCCGCCGTGCTACTCTACAGGATCAAGCATTTCTTCAATCCGGCGAACAACATCAAAAAGCTGGAGCGGTTCGGCAAGCAGTGGATTGCGATGCCACGGGAGAAATGGGCTTTCGAGGCCGGCTTGACCGTTGGCGAGTTGAAAAACGCCGCCCTGCCGCACCTGCGAAAGCGGGACTTCGTGGAAATTCGGCAAATGCGCGTGTCGCCTAAGCATCCAAAAACCCTTTGGATCAGCCTTGATCTTGTGAAGCTCAACGCGGCGAACACACCCGCCGATTTGCTCCCGCTCTTTCCTCCGGGCGAAAAGCCACTCGGCAAAGAGGGTCAGAAAGCCTATCCCTATGCGAAATCGTAGCTGTTTCGACTAGACAATTGAGAGCCAGCCCACGCGGTAGCGCGATCAATGAGAAGATTTTTCCAAGCCATAACCCAACCCGGGACGATCGGCGTTGTCGTTGGAATTTCCTTCGCAATCTTTTTCATATCGATCCAGGGGCCGGCGCGATGCAGTGACGGGTGGGCGTCGCCGTCGATCGGGAGGCAGGGAGCGTGCTCGCATCACGGCGGGGTCGCATCTAGTCTTCTGCCGTTCGAGTTAATTCTCTCTGTAGCTATCGGGTGGGCAGCCGCTGCGCTCAGAAATAGACCGATCGAACGACGTCGATTGGCCGAACAGACGGCGGCGCGAGAGCGCATCGAGGCTGAAATAAAAGCATCGGCATTAGCGGAAGGTATTGCTTGCCCACGCTGCGGCTTCCCGATGCGGATGCAAAGCATCTACCGGGGTCCAAAGCGTGGCGGATACTTCATGAGTTGCACTCGCTACCCGATGTGCAAGGGAGGACGGGATTTGACGGCGGAGGAAGCAACCAAAACCCCGAAACGCTCGCGCCGGAAAACGTCTCAGAAACAGCCCGATCCGTGACGTTCTAAGATCGGCTGAATTCGTGACGATCTAATAAGAACAGAGTACATAGAACAGAGATATATCCCTTTCATATCTAACGATATGAAAGGGGCGCATCGCGTCGCTGCGCTCCGCTTACGCGACCTTGGGCGGGGCCCATTCTCTCCCGCCAATACCCTATCCCCCCAAAAGCCCCCCTTCCCCAAAAATCGACCCGTGCAATCAATTGCACGCCCCGGCTCCAATTCCAGGCCGGCCCCGAAATCGGTTGCTGACTTCCGGCAAAGCCTGCTTAATGTGACGGCCACCTTCAATGGTGGCGAACGTGTTCGGGCTCTTCAACCGCAATCGGACCTCCCCGCAAACAACGCGGCAAGAGCCCGCCGTTGAGAAACGCGACGCGCCTTCCGATCCGCCGCCGTCCGATCCGTGGGCGTGGGCGTTAGGCTGGTCCGGCGGCTTCTCATCGTCGGGCGTCGAGATCAGCCCGCAGTCGGCTCTTGAGGTTCCCGCCGTCCGCGCCGCCGTCGATTTGCTCGCCGGCCTCATGGGAACCTTGCCGCTGAACGTCTACAAGCCGGCCGACAACGGCGGCTCGGAAATCGTCAACGATCATCCCGCCGTCCCGTTCATCCGCGACGACGCCAACCCTTGGCTCAGCGCGTGCGAGTTGCGGACGGAGATGACGGCGGACGCCCTGCTATGGGGCGCAGCCTATGCGCTTGTGCTTCGGGATCGCGAGGGCAACCCGGCCGAGCTTCACCGGCTCTTGCCGACAACCGTTGTCGTCACGCCCGATCCCTACACCCAAGAGCCGACGTTTACCGTCAGCCCCAACGCTGAGAAGACGGCTCAGTACACATGGCGGGACGTGATCTATGTCCGCCCGACCGTCCGCATAGACAACCTCGCCACAGCGGGCTTTCAAACGGGCCTAGCGCCGATCAAGACGGGCCGTGGCTCAATCGGCCTCGCCAAGGCGCTTGAGGATCACGCCGGCCGTCTGATGCGCAATGGCGCGCGACCAAGCGGCATCCTGAGCTTCAAGGGCCGACCGATCCCGGCCGCGTTGGCGGCGATGAAAAATTCCTGGCAGGCGGCGACCTCAGGGCGCGCGTCGGGACAAGCCGCCGTGCTGACCGATGAGGGCAGTTGGACGCCGCTCGCCTTCACGTCGGTTGACGCTCAATTCCAAGAGATGCGCGCTTTCCAGATATTGGAGATCGCGCGCTTGTTCGGTATCCCGCCCGTTTTCTTGCAAGAGTTGGGTCGGGCCACTTGGAACAACTTTGAGGCGAGTAGCCGCGAGTTCGTCAAGCTCACGCTGCGCCCGTGGTGTCGCTACTGGGAAGCCGCCTTCCGCCGCACGCTGCTATCTGACGCCGACCGCAAAGCCGGCCTCAGCTTCGGCTTTGACCTAGACAGCCTTCAGGAAGGCGATTTGGTGGCCCGCAGCACGGCGTACAGCGCCATGATTGCTTCTCGGGTACTCTCCCCCAACGAAGCGCGCGAACGTGAAGGCTTGCCTTCCTACGAAGGCGGCAGCGCCTTCTCAAACCCCAACACGACGCCAGCCGCTCCCCCGCAAACCAAAGTCAGTCCCGACGAAACGGGCGTGGACGGTCCGCGATGACCAAGCCGCCGACACTCAAGACGTTCTTTGGCGACGCGGAACGCACGTTCGCACTCCCCGCGCCCTTGATCGAAGAGCTTGAGCGCAAGTGCAACGCGGGCATTGGCGTCATCGCCAAGCGTCTATTCGCCGGCCAGTTCAGTCATGCCGACATCTTGCAAACGATCCGGCTTGCCCTGATCGGCGGCGGCGAAAAGCCTGAGATCGCCGCATCCCTGGTCAAGGTCTACGCGGAAACCGCGCCGATCAATCAAGTCCTGCCGCTCGCCGTCAGCATCCTATCGACCGTCTTTTTCGGCAAAGCGGACCCTCCCGGCGAAAAGGATCAAGCCTGATGCAATTAGTTGCACGGGATACGCTCGACGTTGAATGCCGGCTCGCTCCCGACGACGCGGGAACGTTCACGGGCTACGCGGCGAGGTTCGGCGAGGTCAACGCTCACGGCGAAATCGTCATGCCCGGCGCGTTCGCCCGCACGATCCGCGATCATCAGACACGCGGCGCAAACCCGCCCATGCTTTGGAGCCATGACCAATCCCAGCCGATCGGCGTTTGGGATGACCTCAGAGAAGACGCAACCGGCCTCGCCGTCAGAGGCCGCATCGTCATGGAAACCGCCAAGGGCCGTGAAGCGCACGCCCTCATGAAAGCCGGCGCAATCACCGGCCTGAGTATTGGCTTCCGCAACGCCAAGGCCACTCGCAACGCTCAGGGCGTCCGCACGATCAGCGACCTTGACCTTGGCGAGATCAGCCTTGTGACGCTTCCCAGCGCCAGCAACGCTCGCGTCACTTCCGTTCGCAACCGATCCGGCTTGGCCGGCTTCACAGAGGCCGTGAAGGCCGCAACCCAAACCCTGAAAGGGGGCAAGTGACATGGACATGCCGCTGGAAATCCGCGAAGAGCCGAGCAACCCGCCGACAGACGATCCGATTGCGCTGGCGACGCGCAGCGTGGAAGAGATGCGAACGGCGTCCGAACAGTTCCGGGCGAACGCCGAGCAACAGCTTCGCGCCGCCAATGACCGCATCGCCGCGCTGGAAACGCGCTTGAGCCGGCCGGCCGTCGTCACTGGCGCGCGCGCCGGCGAAGGCGAAGCGTTGCAGCGCCGCGCGTTCGATGGCTTTGTTCGTCGCGGCGACGGCGCGCAGTTCAATCAATGGATGGAATTGGAGCCGCGCACGGCCGGACCGCTCACGTCCAGCACGTCGGACGGTCCCGACGCGGGTTTCCTGATCCCGCCGCCCGAGTTCATTCAGGAAATCGACCGCAACCTTGTGCTGTTCAGCCCGATGCGCTCGATTGCGCGCGTCGCGAACATGAGCAGCGGGCAAATCATCCTGCCCAAGCGCACGGGCAACCTCTCCGCTTCGTGGGAAGGCGAAACGACCGCCGAGCCGCAGACCAATCCCGTCTATGGCAGTCAGACCATCACGGCCTATGAGCTGAAATGCTACGCGGACGTTTCCAACAAGCTCTTGGACGATGCGACGTTCGACGTGGGCGCGGACCTCGCGTTTGACTTCGGCCAAGATTTCGGACGGGCGGAAGGCGCGGCCTTCGTCGTTGGCGCGGGTTCCGGCTCCAATCAGCCCTTGGGCCTCACGGCGGCGACCATCACGACCACGACCGTTGCCGCCACGACCGGCCCCACGGCGGACGAAATCATCGCGTTTTTCTACAGCCTGCCGTCGCCCTACGCTCAGAATGCGACGTGGATCATGAACCGCGCGACCATCGGTTATCTTCGCGGCCTGAAAACGACCATCGGCTCATATCTGTGGCCGGGCCTCGCCGAAGGTCTGACGAATGGCAATCCGAACCTGTTGCTGGGCCGTCCCGTTGTCGAGTTCCCGGACATGCCGGACCTCGGCGCGGGAAACATCGCCATCGCGTTCGGCGACTTCCGATCGGGCTTCCGCATCTTCGATCGCATCAGCCTGCGCCTGCTTCGCGATCCATACAGTCAGGCGACGAATAGCAACGTGCGTTTCCATGCGCGCCGTCGCGTGGCGGGCGAGGTAACGAAGGCCGAAGCCTTGCGCCTCATGAAGTGCGCCGCGTCCTGACGCCATAAGCGGGACCAAGCGTCCCGCTTCCTCTTCCTCCTATCTGAGAGATCATCGCCATGACAATCACCTCTACCGCCAAGTCCAAGGTATATATCGGCGCGGCCTTCAATGCGACGCCACAACTCGCCGACTACGAAGCGCAGACGTGGCAGCTTATCGGAGGCACGGTTGACCTTGGCACCGTGGGCCGCAAGCAGAAGGAAATCACGGTCACGACCATCGACAACCCCTATGTTCAGAAGCTCGGGGGCAGCATCGACAATGGGACGATGGACGTTGTCGTCTCTTACGACGCGCTCGACGCCGGGCAGTCCGCGGTCCGCGCTGGCGTTGCCACGTTCTCACGTTATCTGTTCAAGGTCGAATTGCCGGACGCGCCGAACAGCACGGGCACGCCGACGATCTACTGTTTCCAAGCCGCTATTCTCTCGGACGAATTGAAGCTGGGCAAGGCGGACGATGACATCGAACAGACTTACGGGCTCAGCGTCAGCGGCGAAATCCTCATTCAACCCGCCGATGTTGTCATCACCTTCGCGCCGACCGCTGGCGCGCTCACTGGCGGCACGGCGTCGACCGTCTATGCTGGGGAGACCATCGCGGCGACAGGCGGCATTGGCGTTGTCTCCTATGCCGTGACCACGGGCAGCTTGCCGACCGGCCTATCCCTTAACAGCGCCACGGGCGCGATCAGCGGGACGCCCTCGGCGGCCGGCACGTCCGACTTCACAATCACGGCGACTTTCGACGGCGCGGGCGAAGCGAACGCGGCCTATTCCATCGTCGTCGCGGCTTGATGCGCCTCGCCGACGAACATATCACCATCGAACTGGGCGGCGAGTTCATCACTCTCCGCCCTTCGCTTCGATGCGGCTTTCGTCTTGAACGTCGTGCGGGCAGCTTTCAAAAGCTGATTTCCGACCTTCAAGAGGGCAGCCTCACGGCCGCGCATTTCGTGCTGGCGGAGGAATTTCATCATCCCGCCGTCGCTCAGTGCATCATGGACGCCGGCCTTGAACGCATATGCGCCAAGCTCATTCTTCACGCAATTAATTGCGCCGGACTTGATCCTGACGTGAAAGCTGATCCCGACGCCGAGCCGTCCAACGTCACGTTCGGCGATCATCTGACCAGCCTTTACAGGATCGGAACCGGATGGCTCGGCTGGACGCCCGACGTAACGCTAGACGCAACGCCGGCAGAGATCATCGAAGCCTACAAGGGCAAAATCGAATTCATTGAGGCGCGCAACGGCGGCGGCAAATCCCAAAACGACATGAGCGCCAAGCAGACGAAACGCGCAATGGCCGTCTTGGGCGACGCCAAGGTCAGAAAGCGGAGGCGATGACCAATGCCGCTCGCCGCACCTCGCGTCTGTGCATGTGGAAAAGTCGTCGCGGCTGGCGTCGTCTGCGCATGTCGTCGCAAACGAGATCAGGAACGCAAAGCCCGCTTCGATAAGACACGTCCCAACGCGCATGATCGCGGCTACAATCACGAATGGCGGCGCAAGTCGTCGGCGTTCCTTGTGGCAAATCCCAAATGCCAACATCCCGGTTGCGGCGCATATGCAACCGTCGTGCATCACAAGATCGCCCACAAAGGCGATCAGCGCCTATTCTGGGATCAACGAAACTGGCAGGGCTTGTGCGCTCACCACCACAACGCCGACGCTCAGAGGATGGAATGCCGATGACGCACCCGATGTTTACTAAACGTCACCTCTTTCGCGGGAGATACCTTATCCCGACTGATATCGCGAAGCTCAGCGGCTTAAGCTACAACACTGTTCATCGCCGTCTCAAGCGTGGTATTCCGCTTGATGCGCCCGCAAACTCGTCGCACGCGGTCCGCCATCTGTATGGCAATGAACGGCTCACCGTGCGCGAGATTGCGGCCGTCAGCGGTTTAAGCTCCAACGCTGTTCGTCACCGCCTCAAGCACGGTATCCCGCTTGACGGGCCGTGTAAGCGTGGACGTGAAGCCAAGCAGCTTGAATTTCGCGGCAGACTGGCGACAGTGCGAGAGATCGTCGCAGAAACCGGCCTGAGCCGTGACGTTGTTGAGAGGAGAACGGATCACGTCCGCTTCTATGAAGGCGCGGAACTTGATGCGTTTCGCGCGGCCACACGAAAGGAAGTCTTCTCCGCTCAATCCGTTCCCGCCGTCACCCTACCCGCGTCACCCACCACCCCGGCCCCATCGAAAACTTTCGACCAAGCCTCCGCGACCGGCGACGACAGTCAGAAAAAACTATTCGATGAGGTTGCATAATGTCCATCTTGCAACTTGCGGACACAAAGACGCACATGCGCGTTACGATCACGGATGACGACACGCTCATTCAGGGCAAAATCGACGCGGCGGAAGCTTGGATCGGCCAATATCTCGGCGCGGCGCTCAGCACGTTTGAAGTTGCATGGGGGAGTGCGGTCACGGCCGGCAATTTCACCGTCAGCACCATCTACAAAATCGTCTCGATCGGCACGACCGATTTTACGCTGATCGGCGCGTCGGAAAATTGCGTCGGCGTGACGTTCACGGCGACGGGCGTAGGATCAGGAACGGGAACGGCCGCCCCGCAATCCGCCATCCCATTGCCCGATCCCCTGATGGAAGCGGTCCGCCAGCTTGTCGCCTTCCTCTATGACAACCGGGAAGCCGCCGTCATCGGGAACACGCACAACGTCACGCCGACCTCGCCCGGCTTCTATGACCTTCTCTTGCCCTATCGCATTTGGGTCTTCTGATGAGCAAGCAGACAGACGCCCTCAGAAAGCGCCTTATGGCGATCCCGCAAGCGGTCAAAGAGGCCGTTCAGCCCGCATTGCTGCAATCCGGGCAGGAATTGGCGGATCGCATGAAGGCGCTTGCGCCGGTCAAGACGGGCGCGCTGCGAGATAGTATCGTCGTCACCCCTCCGGGAGGGACAACCCCGGCTCATTCGGGCGGCGGATCGCGCACGGCCGGGGAAAATCAAGTCCTGGTCACGGCCGGCGACAGCGACGTGCGTTACGTCGCGCATGTCGAGTACGGGACGAAGCACGCGCACGCCGAACCGTTCTTTTGGCCGGCCTACCGCCTCAGCAAGACCCGCGAGAAAGGCCGCATCGCCCGCGCCATCACAAAAGCGGTCAAGGACGCGGCGAAATGATTGAACCGTCCCTCCCGCTTCAAGCCGCGATCCGATCCGTATTCGTCGGCGACGGCAACGTAACGGCCCTTGTCGCGGCCAATTCGATCTTGGACGCCAATCAACGGCCATCCGTCATGCCGGCGATCCTGCTTGGCGAGGGGCAGACGGTACAGGATCAGGGGATCGCTCGCGACCGTTTCGAGGTCTACTTTGACGTGCATGTGTGGACCGAAGAGGCCGGCACGACCGTCTCAAAGCAGATAGTCGGCGCGATCCGCAACGCCCTGTTCGATTGGAAGCCTAGCGCCGATAGCCTGGAAATTGCGGACCTCTACATCGGAAGCGTTCGCTTCATGCGCGATCCCGACGCGATCCACAGTCACGCCGTCATGACGTTGACCGCCAGAGTGAGGGCGACCGCATGAGCGCCGGCAAATTCGACCGCGTAATCACGATCCAAGCGCCGACGACGACGCCCGACGAATACGGGACGCCGCAGAAGACGTGGGCGACGTTTTGGACGGGATATGCGCAGCTTCTCACCCTCTCGCGTCAAGAGTTCATGCTCAAGGAACTCGGCGAGACGACGGAAATCGTCGCCACCTATCGCATCCGCTACGTCGCGGGCGTCAATCTCGCCATGCGCGTTGTCCATTCGGGGCAAGCGGGCTCAACCGTCTATAGGGTCGCTGATGTGAGAGAGATCGGACGCCATGAGTACCTCGAATTGAAGTGCGTGGCCGTCACGTCATGACCCTGAAGCTCAACCTGAAGCCCAAATCCGTGCAATTAGTTGCATCGAACCCGTTTCCCGACATTCCCGACCCGTTGGGATACGGGCAACGCGCGGTTGACTTCCTGCGGACCTTGAAACACCCGCTTTCGACGCTCCCGGACAACGCATTTCCTCTTGATCCGTGGGTTGAGAAGATCATTCGCCAGATTTACGGGCCGCGCAACGCGAACGGCTCACGCATCGTCCGGCGGGTCATTCTTTACGTTCCTCGCGGCAACCGAAAGACGACGCTTGCCGCCGCTTTGGTCCTATTGCACGGTAAGGGACCGGAACGCCGCGCCAATTCGCAGATTGTGAGCGTCGCCTCGGACAAGGATCAAGCCAAGCTGACGCTCAACGAAATCGCCGCCATGATCGACCCGGATTATGCGTTCGCGCCGAACATCGGCAACAGCGCGAAAACCGTCGATATGCTGCGCGGGGCGAAGATCAGGAAGCAAGACAGCACGATCACGTTTCCAGGCGGCATACAGTACAAGGCGCGCTCAAGCGACGCCATGACCGCGCAAGGCTTGTCGCCGTGCCTTGTCGTGGCGGACGAGCTTCACGCTTGGCAAAAGCGCGACCCTCGCGCCCTATGGGCGGCCGTGAAGCTCGGCGCGGGCAAAGTCGCCAATAGCCTTGTCGTCGTCACCACGACGGCGGGCGCGGGCCGCGAGAATTTGGCTTGGGACGTGATAAGCGACGCCCGGCGCATCGCCAGCGGCGAAGTGAACGATCCCTCAACCCTGCCCATTTTCTATGAAGCGCCACGCGACGCCGATTGGCGGGACGAAAAGGTCTGGTTTGCGGTCAATCCCGGCCTGAAACACGGCTATCCCGACATTGACGCGCTGAGGATCGAAGCCCGCGAGGCGGAGCGGCTACCGGCTCAGCGCATGGATTTCCAGCGCTACAGGCTCAACATCTGGCAGGACAGCAACCTTTCCAGCTTTGTGGACATGGACCTTTACGACAGATGCGACGGTCCGGTTGACCTCGACGCGATGGAAGGGTTGCCATGTTGGATCGGCTGCGACTTGTCGGCGACAACCGACCTCAGCGCGATTGTCTGTTGCTGGCGGGACGGCGACGATTATTTCGTGCATCCATTCATCTTCGTTCCCGGCGAAAGCCTCTATGAGAAGGGTCAACGGGACGGCGTTCCCTATGAGCTGTGGAAGGAAGACGGCTTCATTGAGCCGACTTCCGGCGCTGTAATCGACGTTGACCGCATCGAAGCCAAGATCAGGGAATTGTGCGCGAGGTTCCAAGTCGCCGAAATAGCGTTCGATCCCTGGCGCGCTCAAGTCATTGCGTCGCGGTTGACCGAAGACGGCTTGCCGGCCGTGCTGATGCAACAGGGCACGAAGACAATGGGGCCTGCTATAGACGCCCTGGAAAAGGCCGTCATCGGCGGCAAACTGCATCATGGCGGCCATCCCGCCTTGCGCTGGGCCATCTCGAATATCGCCGTCCGCACGGATGAAAACCTAAATCGCGCCTTCGACAAGAAACACAGCACCGCCCGTATCGACGCCGCGCAAGCGATGGCGATGGCCGTAGGCCGTGCGTTCATGGAAGGCGGCGAAGACAACAGCCTTTACACCGATCCCGCCAATTCCGATCTTTTCATTTGGTAGGTGAGCCATGTCTGACGAAATCGGCCAACTTGTCGTCTCGCTTGAAGGGCGTATCGACAAATTCGAGAAGGCCATGAACAAGGCCGGCGAGACGGCCGACAGGAAATTCTCTCAGATAGAGAAGCGGACGAAGGAAGCCGGCGACCGCATGACGGAACAGCTTGGCGAAAGCGTTGAGGGCGTTAACCGCATCCTTGAAGCCATCGGGATCGGCCTAGGCTTGAAGGAAATATCCGAGCTTGCCGACGCATACATCAACCTGAAAACCAATATCGCGCTCGCGGCCGGATCGGCTGAAAAGGGCGCGGCTGTCATGGAAGCCTTGTCGGGCGTCGCGCGTCGCACGGCGACCACGATTGATGACGTGAGCGAGAATTACCTCAAAGCCCACACGATCCTCACAGACCTGGGCTTTTCGACGCAATCGCAGATTGATTACCAAGAGGCGCTGAACGATGCGCTTATCCTGTCCGGCTCGAATACGGAACAGGCGGCGGCGCTTCAAAACGCCCTGACCCGTGCGCTCGCCGAGGGAACCATTCAGGGCAACACGCTTGCCCGCATATTCCAGAATGGAAGCGTCGTCGCCAACGTGCTGGCCCAGAGCTTGGGCGTCACCACGGCGCAGCTTCGCCTTATGGCTGACGAAGGCAAGCTGACAAGCAACGTGATTGTGTCGGCGTTGGTCAACGCGCTTCCGAAGCTTCGCGAGCAAGCCGCGCAAGTCCCGCTCTTGATCGGCCGAAGCCTGACTTTGCTCAAGAACGCTTTCTCGGAATTCATCGGCAAGAGCGCTGAGGCCACGGGCGCATCGCAGGGCGTCGCCAACGTGCTGGCGTTCGTCGCCGACCATTTCGACGCCGTATCGCGCGGCGCGCTGGCGGCTGGCGCGGTCATTCTCTCGGCGTATGTTCCCGGCCTCGCGCGTGCTGCGCTGGCGCAAGCCGCCGTCATCGCGACCAATCCTTTCTTGCTGATGGCGACGACGGTAGGCGCGGCCGTGTTCGCCGTGAGCGAGTTCGGCGACAAGTTGCACCCCGTAACTGGCGACTTGGCGAACCTTCAGGATTACGGCGTGGCCACATGGGAAGCGTTGAGGGACGGAGCGGAAGTCGCGGCGCAATCCGTCTCCGCCGCCTTCGCGACCGTGGCGCAGCTTATCGCGCGGGCGCTTGGTGGGGCGGAAATCCCCATGCACTCGCTCAGCGAAACGGCCATCTATGTCGCCGACGTGGTGATAAACGCATTCCGGCTGATGGCGTCGAGCGTCTACACGACCTTGACCAAGCTTCCCCTCGGCATGGCGGAAACCATCGTGGACGCCGTGAATTCCATGATCGCCATCGTGGAAGCCGGGATCAACGCCGTGATCCGGGGAACGAACGCGGCAATCGACGCCATCAATCGGCTTGGCGGCAAAGTCGGCGTCAGCTTGAGCGACATAGGCGCGGTCAACCTCGGCCGCGTGACCAATGCCTTCCGTGGATACGGCAAAGCCGCCGCCGACGCTTATGTCTCGGCGCTCCAAGACGCGAGCAAGGATCATGTGGGCGACGCGCTGAAAGAGCTTCACAGGCGCGCCGACGTACACGCCGAACACCGCGAACACGACGAACAGGCCGAGAAACAAAAGTCCAACCTCGACCATACAGACCATCCCGTTGCGCCGCCCAACTCCAATTTCGAGAAGGCGCTGAGGGAACAGCAACAGCGGACGGCCGTCCTACAGCAAGAGACGGCGGCGCGTCGCACCTTTGCCGGCTCACTTGAGGAAGAGGAAGCCGCAGCCGATAGAGCGAAGATTTCTCAGACGTTGCTCAACTCCGCAATCGAGAATGGCGTACAGCCGACCGACGACACGTTGAAGCGCATCTCGCAATTGGCGGACGCTTACAGTCGCGCCAGCGCCGAGGCGAAGGCGCTTGATGAAACTCAGAAGGAAGCCGCCGAGACGGCTAAGCAGCTTTCCGACACGTCCCGCGATGCGTTCAAGGGTTTCATTGACGACCTCGCCAAAGGCAAGACGGCGGCTCAAGCGTTGCGTGACGCCGTTCTCAAGATGGCGGAGAAGATCGAAAGCATCGCGTGGGACAATCTGTGGAAAAGCGTTGTCGGCGAAGGCGACCAAAACCCATTCTTCCGCTCGCTCGGCAAAGCCCTCACGCCAGAAACCAAGCCGATCTATGCGCCCGGTTCGTCTCTGCCGGCGCTGAAAGACTACGCCAAGGCGCTGAACACCGGGACTATGAGCGTCACGGCCGGCACTGTGAACGTCAACGGCGCGTCTGTCCCGACTACGCCCGGCGCTCCTGTGCAATCAATTGCACCGACTGCCGGCAAAGCGTCGCCCTATGGCGACCTCAGCGCGGCTCAGAAAGCCTTCGGCATGCCGGAAGCGACCATCAGCAAAGCGGTTGCTGAGCCTATTCCGCCTGAGAAGCCGTTGCCGGCTGGCGTAACGAAGATGTTTCCCGGCGACGGTATCCCCGCCACGGATTGGCGCGTCAAAGCGTTCGGGGGAGTAGACGGCGGCAAGATACAGGAAGGCTTGAAACAAGGCTTCAGCCGGCTCAAGGGCGCGTTAGGGATCGGCAAGAAACCCGCGCCAGAGGAACCCGCGCCAGCCGCGCCGAGCCCGTTCGGCAACCTGAACGCGACCAAGCGGGATTTTGCGCCCACGGCGACGCACATGGCGGACGGGCAGACCGGCCGCTTCCCGATCAACTGGCGAAACGACAATCCCGGCAACCTTCGCGTGAGCGGATGGACGCGCCAGCAACCCGGCTTCACTGGCGAGCGCGGCGGTTTCGCGCAATTCGACACGGCGGCCAACGGCTATCGAGCGGCCAACGCCAATCTCGACAGTTACGCGGCGCGCGGCATCGTCACGCCAAACCAAATCTTGCAACGTTGGGCTCCTACCGGCGACGGCAACAATGATCCCGCCGCCTATGCGCAGCGCGTCCACAAGCTGACCGGCTTGGACCCGGATAGCCCGCTGGGATCGGACGCAGCGAGCCGTGCGGCCATGCTCAAGGGGATCACAGAGGTTGAGGGCGGGCGAGCCTCGCCATTCTCGACGCAGCAAATCCAAGGCTTCCTACAGCCGCAAGGGATCAATCAAGCGGTCACTCAGCTTCAACAATCCCTAACCAAGGGCGCAACGGGCGTCACGTCCGGCCTGTCGAGCCTGACCGGCGACCTCAGCCAAGGCGCTACGGGGATCAGCGGCGCGCTCAGCAGCCTGACCAAGAGTCTATCCTCGGGAGGCGGCGGAGGCTTTGGCGGCTTGTTCAGCTTCGGCGGCGGGGGCGGCGACTTCGCTTCCTTCGCCGATGGCGGCTTCATTGGAGGCGCAGGAACCGGGACATCGGACAGCAACCTTATCGCCGCCAGCAAAGGCGAATTCATCGTCAACGCCGACGCGGCTGGCAAATACGCCCCGCTCTTGCACGCCATCAACGCCGGCAAGGCTCCCGCGATTGGCCGAAGCCTCGGCAGTATCGACCTCTCGCATCGGTCAAGCGTGGACAACAGCATCCACTTCCACGGCGACATAAATGACAAGAAAGCGGCCGACTTGATCGCCGCCAAGGTGGCGCAGACGCGCGCCGATCAAGCCAAGAACGCGAACCCGATGCGGTACACCCGAAATCAGATGATGGCGGAGTATCACGCGCAATCGACCCGCGCCGCCGCCAAGAACGGCTAGAGCCCCAAGGATTATCCCGTTGCTAATCCATGTACACACTGGGGTAGAACGCAGGCTCTTCTGGAAATTCACGCTGTAAGACATCGCGTGCTGCATTCATAGCAACCTCATGAGCCGTAATGCTTTGAGAATGAACGTTGCGCGAGAAATGTGAAATATGCCAAGCTCCCCTGTATCCCGAGCTGATTTCTCCCATCGCCTTTAAAGTCTCTCGAAAGCGATAGGATGGCTTAAAGATTGTAATGTTCCCGACACCACAAGTATCTATTACATGCCCATCGGGCGTTTTCTTTGCCGACGCAATGTAAGTATCGGCAGCATTGCGCGCGGCTTCGTGAGCATCTTGAAGCGCCTTGCGCACCTTCGCAGTGTAAGCTTCCTGATCGGCTTCCTTTTGAGCTTTCTTGGACAGCACCGGCATCGAGTTCCTCCCGCAAGTCGAAGGGAGATAGAGTTAACCACACCAGTTTCAAGGGGGGCCGCCTCTCAATCATCCTCGCGAGATACCGCGCGAAAGCGCGTCTGCGCCTCGTCTGACAGCGCCCTGAGAAAATCCTCATTTTGGAAGATCGCAAAAAATAGAGCCTCTTCTAGCTTCCTGAGGCTGTCGGCCGTCGCTTTCGCAAGCGTCAACGCTTCACGCGCCGTACGCGATGTAGGGACTTCGCCCGCCTCAATGGGCGGCGGGATCATTTCCAGACTGGTTGCGAGCCGCGTGACAATTTCGGCGCTGATGGATCGGCCTTCCATTCGCGCAGCGCTTTCCAAACGCGCTTTCATGTCGGCCGGAAGTCGTACCGAAGTAGGGATTTCGGCACGCGGTTTGGGATCACGAAAATTAGCCATGTTCGCTTTCAGGACAGCCGTTTCGATTGACGGGCATCCAACTACAGACTACCCGTAGTCACGACAGCAACGCCACGTCGCCGCGCGGGAGCATACGAAATGCGACTATCGAAGGAAACGAAGCCGAGGCGCATCGGCGATTACGCCGACACCTATTTCCGAGCCTTCCGGGTGCATGAGGGCGAACAGTCGGACGTGGGGGCGGCAGACAGCGCCGTCGCCTACCTAGAGAAGCGGTATCCGCTG